GGATTCTCTAGTCGCTGATACAATTGGAGGTTTTAACTCATTTATTGAAACTCAAAAGCAAGAATATGGAGAGGCATTATTAACTACAATTCTATTTGATGACCAATATGAAATTCTACACAATGGAATAGATATTAAAACAGTGAAACCAATGACTACTAAGGAATATTCAGCTAGAGGTATGACTGCTTTATTAGATGCTATTGGAAAAACAATTAATACTGTAGGAGATAGACTTAATAAATTGAACGAAGACAATAGACCAAGTAAAGTAATCTTTGTTATTACTACTGATGGTCAAGAAAATCAGAGTAAAGAATTTAATCGAAAGCAAATTAAAGAAATGATTGAACATCAAACTAATACATATAATTGGCAATTCTTATTCTTGGGGGCAAATATTGATGCTGTAGGAACTGCTCAGAGTTTTGGTATTAGTGGACAATTTGCTTCAAATTATACTGCTAATAGTATTGGTACGGATTCTTTGTATACTAGTTTAAGTAAGTCAGTATGTAATTATCGAAGTGTAGGAGCTATGGATACTAGTTGGAAAGATGATATTAAATAACCTCAAGAAATTTTCGTTTTATAGGTTTATGCTTAAAATGACCAAAAACTCTAATTCTCATAAAAATGGTTAAAATAGTCCTGAAACTGTTGTGACAGTAGGGTTTGCGGTCATTAAATAGGTATAAATAATTATGTTATATATTACATCCTATGAAAGTGAGATTTCGAAGGATTATGGAGAAAATGAAGATGTGAAATATTTTTATAAATTATAAAATAAATACATTTGACATCAGTATGAGTAGTATGGTATAATGATTAAGAGGTTAAGAAATAAATAATTTATTAAGAAGAAAGGAGTAAATAGTTGGATAGATTAGATATATTCAAAACAGAACTATCATACATATTAAATCCTAAAATTAAAGAGTTTACAGAGAAAACATTAAATACTTTACCAGAATACTTTTTCTCAATTCCTGCATCATCTTCAGGAAAATATCACCCAAATTATGCTTTAGGAGAAGGAGGTTTGGTTAGACATACCCAATCAGCAGTAAGAATCGCAGTAGAAATGTTTAGGTTGGATATTTTTAAATACACAGAAGATGATAAAGATATAATTGTTTCATCTTTAATATTACACGATAGTTATAAATCAGGTATAGAAAATAGTTCTCATACAGTCACAGAACATCCTTTAATTGCTGCAAAAATGATTAGGTCTAATACAGAAATAAATAGTTGTATAGATGAAAATGTATTAAATATGATTGTTGACAATATTGAGTCGCATATGGGGCAATTCATATTTGATTACAAAACTAAAAAAGAAGTTTTACCAAGACCAAAAAGTAAAATACAACATTTTGTACATTGGTGTGATTATTTGGCTAGTAGAAAGTGCCTAGAATTTAATTTTGATGTAAAAGTTATACGATAATAAAAAATAAAGGAGTAGAAAAATATAGGAACTAGAATTACTAATATCAATGCGGTATATAAATACAATCTTAGTGTAGATATTTTATTTAAGGAGGTGTTAGTATAAAAAACAAAAGAAAGTATAGAGTCCCTATTAAACGCGGATTAAGTCCACCTTCTTTCAATATATTTTCAAACTACTTGTGTTCTAAATAATAAAATAAAAATATTGAAAGAAGGAATTAAACAATGACTGAAAACAATGCAAATACACTACTTAGAGAAGCTGAAAACAAGGTGATTATCGAAGGAACAGTATCAGAAATCAATATTGAAGTAAAGCAAGTACAAGGCAAGGAAGCTATAACCGGAGAGGTCGTTATTCAAACAGAGGAAAACTCAATTCATACGGTTGATGTTTTCGCTTATAAATTGAAAAAAGATGGAAACGATAATTCAGTATTCAAGGGATTGACAACAATAATGGATGAGTACAAATCCATTGCAAAGGTAGGCAAAGAAGAAGCTGATAAAGTAAGAATTACTGGAGCAAAATTAGTGGTAAACGATTATTACAATCCTGCTGGTGAGTTAAAGTCTTCTATTAAAATTAATACAAACTTTGTTAATAGGTTAAAACCTGGAGAAGAGTTTGAACCAAAAGCTGAGTTTGAGGTGGAAGTATTCATACATAAGATTAATGATGAAATAGATAAAAAAACTGGTGATTTAACAGGAAGAAAAATCATTAGTGGATTAGTTCCAATTTACGATGGAAAAGTTGTTCCAATGGAGTTTATCGTAGCAGACAAAGAATATATTGATGCTGTAGACTCTATGTATGAAGCAGGTCAAACAATTAAAATTTTTGGCGACTTAATTAATACAGTATTTACAAATAAAAAAGTGACTGCGGTTGCAATTGGGAAACCAAAAGAAACTACAACTACTATTACAACAAGAGAAATGATATTTACTGGTGGCACAGAGCCGTATATCGAAGACAGTCCCTTGTTGTTTAGTGTAGAGACTATCAAAAATGCAATGACCGTAAGAGCAGAGCATCTTGAAGAGTTAAAAAATAAAAAACCTAGTAGTTCTGGTGCAAAGACTGCATCTTCCACTCCCAAAAGTGGCAAAGATTTACCATTTTAAAAGTTAAAAAATTGAATTAATTAGTGAATAAGATAATAAGGATAGGTGATGTCACCTATCCTCCAAATTGAAAGGAGATTATTATATTGGATATTTTTAACCCACAAGTATCAGTTGTTGCAAAAGGTTTAGAGGGAAAAACAATTATGGTTTATGGGGGCAACAATTTGGGCAAGACACTACAGGCAACAAGAATGAAAAAACCACTATATCTCCCATTTGAAAAAGGTTTGAATGCTATTTCAGGAGTTCCGCATGTTCCAATTAATTCATGGGCAGATTTTAAGAAATGGAATAAACAATTAACTAGCGTTGCTACTGTAGGTAAAGCAAGAGATTTATATTGTACTATTATCTTTGATGAAGTTGAGGCATCTGCAAAATACTGCCAAAAGTATATCAATAGTGTGTATGGTGTCTCTCGATTAAAAGATGGTAACGAAGGCTTTGGTTTATGGAAAGAATATGAAACTGAATATTGGACAGAGATTAATCAATTAACTGGTGCAGGATACACGGTTATATTTATTGCACACAAAACCGAAAATAAAAACGGACTAACTCTTCCAAAAGGAGACAAGAGAGCATTAGAACCAATTATCGATAACTGTGATATTGTTGTATATCTAGAATCAAATGGTGTAGACGAAGATAAAAAAGTAATAAAATCATCTGGATATCTTGCTCAAACAGACACTTATTTTGCTAGAAGTAGATTTGATTACATTGATACGTATATCAAAGAATTTACAGCAGAAAATCTTGAAGAAGCTATTATTAAAGCGATTGAAAAACAAGAAGAGGCAGAAGGGATTAAAGCAGTTTCTTTTCAAGAGCAAAAAACTACATTTGAATCAGAAGTGTTGGATTACGATCAATTAATGTCTGTCATTGGAGCAATTGGTGAGAAATTCATTAACTCTGACAATGTTACTCAACTTGTAGAAATAGTAGAAAAATATCTTGGGAAGGGTAAAAAAGTAAGCGAATGTACTAAATTACAAGTAGAAGTCATGTCTGTTATCTACGGCGATTTAGTAGACAAAGCAAACGAACTATCGCTATAGTATAAACTTGAAGAGTGGGCAGGTATTAATATATTATGCCTGTCCACTTAATGTATTGGAGTTGATTTCAATGGGAAGAGGAAGACCATGTATATGTCCTTTTTGTAAAATGACTGTAAAAAAAGAAGATGCATTTGAATATAAAAATAAATATTACCATGTAGATTGTTTCGGAGCAATGTCTAAGCAAACTACCAAAATAGAAAAAAATAAGCAAAAGCAACAAGTAGAAAAAGTAAAAGACAAACTACAAAAGGAAACTCATATTCAACCCGAAGCAGAGATTTCTGATGAAGAAATACTAGCTAAAGATGCTCTGTTTAATTATTTAAAAAGTCTACTGAAGATACCAAAACTTAATGTAAAAACATACAAACTATTAAAAGATTATTATAATACTTATAAATTTAGTTATAAAGGTATGCTGACTACGTTAAAATATTTTTATGAATTGCAAAATAATCCTATTGTATCTGATTGTGTGGGAATTATTCCCTATACATATGCAGAAGCACATGAGTATGAACAAAGGAAAAATGAAATTATCAAGCAAGCAGATGGTTTAAATATGACTGAAGCAGTAATACCCAAAGTAGTTAAAATAAAAAAATATGTTGAAAATACAGACAGTAAATTAATTAATATTAACGATTTGAGGTGAACACACTGAGTCTATCATGTAAGCGAAGCTACCTTCAAATACTAGGTTGTTTATTACAAAATCCTGAACTATTAAGTGATAGTAGATACACTGTTGATAGAGATGATTTTGAAGAAATATTTCATAAGATGATTTTTGCTTCAATACACAATTTATATTTACAAGGCGTAAAGAGTATTGATTACATAGCGATTGACAATTATTTATCTCCATATGAACTACAGTATAAAATATTTAACGAGAATAATGGAATGGATTATATTATCGAGTGCAAAGATAATAGCAATCTTAATAATTTTGATTATTCTTATGAAAGAATGAAGAAATTCAGTTTGCTAAGAACTTTTATTGAACAAGGAATTGATATTGATGAAATTTACAATGAAACAATTGTTGAACCAAAAGAACAAGAAAAAATGCAAGCAAAATTTGACAATTTGTCTGTTCAGGATATTTTTAACATAATTGAAAAAAAAGTTATAGATATTAAAAATAAGCATTTAATGAACATAAACAATCAAGGTCAAAAAGCAGGAGAAGGGTTATATCAATTAAAAGAAAAATGCAAAGAAGCACCTGACATGGGTATTCCAATGGCAAGCAATATAATGAATACTATCGCAAGAGGAGCAAGATTAAAAAAGTTTTATCTAAGATCGGCACCAACTGGTTTGGGGAAAAGTCGTTTAGCAGCAGGAGACGCATGTAGTTATGCTGTACCTTACATATGGGATTTAAAAGAAAAGAAATGGATGTATAGAGGCGTATCAGAACCTACTCTCTATATTACAACAGAATTAGAAATTGAAGAAGTACAAACGATGCTTGTGGCCTATACTAGTGGAGTTGAAGAGGATAAAATATTAGATGGTAAATACAAAGGAGATGAAGAGGAAAGAGTAAATCAAGCAATAGAATTTATTGAACAATCTCCATTGTGGATTGAATATATGTCTGATTTTAATATTGAAGACATCGAAACAGTTATAAGAAGATATCAAATTGAGAATAAAGTACAATATATATTATTTGATTATCTACATACATCCATGAAACTTATGGCTGAGATTGCAAACATATCTAAAGGTATGAAATTAAGAGAAGATCAAATATTATTAATGTTTTCAGACAGATTAAAAGCAATGTGTAATAAGTTTAATGTTCATATTGATAGTTCAACCCAAACAACTGGTGAATACAAGAATGTAAAAGATGCTGACCAAAACGTACTTCGTGGAGCCAAGGCAATTGCTGATAAAATTGATCTTGGAATTGTAGCATTGGAGCCTACTGCTTCAGATTTAGACTCATTAAAACCCATACTATCAAAAGGAATATATCCTGTGCCCAACATGGTTTACCATATTTATAAAGTAAGGCGTGGCAAACTTTCAAGAGTGAAGTTGTGGTTGTATGTTAATCTTGGCAATATGCGATTGACGGAATTATTCCTTACAAATAATAAATACGAGGTTATTCCTGTTGAATCTACAAAAATTGAAATGATTGATGCTATACTTGATGAACATTCAGTTGATGAGAAAGAACTAGTAATAGATAAGGAAGACGAAGAGAATTCAACTAAAGCCCTCTTTAGTTTTTAGGGGGTGTGAATAATAATGCTTGATAAAGAAAGAATCAAACAAGAATTAGATGAACAAGATATAATAATGCTCCTTAAAGATTTAGGTAGTGAAACTTCACATAGAGATAAAGACAACAATTTATTATTTCAAACTGTTTGTCACAACAGTAGTGGAGGATCATATAAATTACATTACTTTAAAGATAGTAAGACATTTCATTGTTATACTGCATGTAGTGATACTTTTGATGTTTATGAATTAGTAAGACGTTCTAAACTAAACCGAAATATTAAACTTAGTTTTTACGAATGTATCAAATATGTTGCTGCACTTACTAATAAGAATATCCATATGTCTTCAATATTCTCCAAACTTGATAAGGATTATATTATAGATGATTGGGATTGGATAAAGAAATATAAAAGGGTTTTAAAACCAATAGTAAAATTACCTGTAGTAAATAATACCGTCCTTGATGTATTTCAAGAAATATATTACCAATCATGGATCGATGAAGGTATATCAATTAAAACAATGGAGAAGTATGGAATCAAATATTACATTAAAGATGATAAGATTGCAATTCCTCATTATGATATAAATAATAATTTAGTAGGCATTAGAGGTAGGGCATTAAGAGAGGATGATATATTAGCTAAAAAGAAATACATGCCTTTAATAGTAGAAAAACAGCAATATAATCATCCATTGGCATTAAATTTATATGGGTTGAATCATACTCAAGAGGCCATAAAAAAAATAAAAAAAGTAATAATATTTGAGGGGGAAAAAAGTTGCCTTAAATGTGAGGATTTTTATGGTGAAAATAATTTTTCTGTTGCTGTATGTGGTATGTCAATCTCTCCACAACAAAGGAATATGATATTATCTCTTCAACCTAAAGAAATATTTATTGGATTTGATAAACAATTTAAGGACACCAATAGTAACGAAGCTTATAAATTTGCAGAAAAACTTCTTAAAATAGCAATGCCATTTACACCATATTGTCAAGTATATATATTATGGGATGATGCAAATTTACTTGATCACAAAGATAGTCCATGTGACAAAGGAAAAGAAATTTTAGAGGTTTTAATGAAACATAAATATGAAATAAAAACAAAAAATGGGGAGGAAGTTCAACCATGCAATATTTCGTAAGTGATTCAAAATTTAGTTACAGTAGGTTAGATTTATTTGACCAATGTGCTTATAGATATAAGTTAAAATATATAGACGAGCATCATTCTGATAAATCAGCATTAGCATTAGAGCTTGGCACTTTAGGTCATATGGGAAAAGAAAAATGGGGACAATATTTAATTGATGACGAAGAGCCTGATTTTGGGTACATTCAAAAAATTATTGAAAATGGATTAGAGATACATAAGATAGAAATTCTAAATGGTATAGAGGTAGAAAACGAAATTGAAGATATACTTGGAATTAAAGACATAAAGAAAAAATACTTTGATACTTATTCCGAAATATGCAATAAATCAGGAATGACATATGATGAAAAAATAAGTCTATATTTAGATCATTTAAAAACTATGCCGTTAGAAAATGGTTGGAGTGTATTAGCAGTAGAGAAAGGATTTAGTTTTACGTATAAAAATAAATATACTATTCGCGGATTCATTGATAGGATTGATATTAACGAAAATGGAGATTTAAGAGTAGTTGATTATAAAACATCTAAAGCAATATATCCAGATAATAAAGTAGTAACACCTTTACAAATGTTTATATACGCAATGGCATGTGAAAAATTATATGATAAATTACCAATCGAATTTATTTATGACTTTATCTTCATAGGAGCGAAACAAAAAGCATGTACAAAAGGTTATTATAATAGAGGAGTAAAGAAACTAGATAAATTATTCGCTAAACTTGAAGAGTGTTTAGAAAAAGACGAATATATTCCAAAACCAACTCCTTTATGTTATTGGTGTGATTTTTCAAACAATACTCCATTGGCAGATAAAAACCTAAAACATTTATGTCCATATTATTCTTTATGGACACCTAATAATAAAACATTTGATGTAAATAAAAAATATGGTGAAAAGATTGAAATCAATAATGAAAGAG